TCAGGCTTAATCACTGATTATGTAATAAAATATTCCACATTCAAGCTAGCTAGCATCGCCGACTCAGCTCACACAATCGATCCTGAAAGACATTGTATGGTTCGCCCGTATCCACGCGGTACGATCGAGTGTACGTACTCTTCGTATGTGGATCCCACTTACGTTTTTGCACGAGCTTTGGTTTCACTGATTCGACGGTTCGACGAATCATGTCTTGACGGTCGCCGACAACCGGTCCCTTGTGTCCGGGCACTACGAGCATATACCTTGACCTTGGATTTTTTTACCTCACTCTGCGACGCAATAAGTAAGGATGATGAATGCGTCTGAGCTCATGCGTATACTTAGGGAAGAATTCGGTTTAATACACGAAGAGCACCCTGATAAAGAAAACATCACCGGCCTCGAAGACGACAATATGGGCTGGTCTGTCATCACGTGCAGAGTGACGCTTCCTTTATCGATGCAGCTCTTGACGTTTCTCGACACGACGGGTTGGAAATATAAAGTCCTGGACGAGTGTTGGCTCGTCATGGTAAACGATGGTTTTTAAAATGTAATGATACACCAGAGAAGGGATGCGAATCACCTTCGACGTAGACTCAGGTGAGCGCGATGCCCAAATATGGCCAAATCCGAACAGCTACGAGGTTCCTCTGAAAACACCCATCTATGATGTGAGTGAGCTTCAAGTGGCGTCCGCTCGCTTACCGGTCTCAAATTTTGCCATAAACGATAATAACAACCGGTTTTCACTGGAAATCGAAGCCGGTGCCCCCGACGCCGGGACGCACGTGGTGACGATGGCCGATCGCAATTACCCGAATGGGACGACGCTCGCATCGAAAATTCTAACTGCAATCGCGGCGTCTGGATGCACCACAGTCGACAACGTCGAGTGGCGAAGCACGCGAGACTCGCTAAAATTCAGTAACGTCGCGAGCGCTCACGAGTTTACGCTTCTCTTCAAGAGTGGCGTCGATGGCTACGACTCTAACGCCATGACGCGCACGACCCCCAACCAAGTTTTTGGTATGCCCGCGCTCGACCTGGTATCGTCAAACAGTATCATCGATCTCGAAGGGCGCGTCGATTTTACTTGGGGTCCGAAAACGTACGTCGTGAAACTAACAGCTGGAAGCGATGTTTTAGGACAAACCGTATACACGAACAGCCCGTTTTATACGGGTGTATTCATGAGCACTGGTACGTGGGTAGCCCAATATGTAGATTTGGCGAGTCGTGATGACGATACCGTCACCCACCGCTTTGTCGAAGGACCATATCAACAAATGGATACACTGAAAATAGAGTGGTTTTACAAACTCAACAACAAACTCATTCCGTGCGATTTCCGTCAGCGAGACCACGCGATTAAGTTTTCAGCCGTTTGTGAAACGGACCGCCTGAAAACGTTGAGTCGAAAGGTTGAAACGACGAGCTTCGACGTGCCTGAACCGATACGAATGCCAGAGTTTGCTGACGATTCGTATGATTGGGTGGCGTATTTGCCCATAGTGTTTGTTTTATTGACGGGATTCATCCTGATACGCTCGCTTAGCGGATCGCGATGAGCGGTTGCTTCGGCTGTTCAATCTTCTTGCGCGAAAGTTGGTTGATAACGATGAAGACCAAGATGCTGAGAAGAGTCGTCATGATCGCCGTGACGGCGTATTGGACGCCAGAGTTCTTCGCACCCGGAATGAGGCGGCTGACGACATAGCGGGAAACGTCGACCCACGACATCGCGCTGGCGAACGCGAAGCCGGTGGACAAGGCCTGGAGCGATTGCGCTTCGAGCATGCTGGTAATCACACGCACGTCAACGGAAGACATAGTTTGTAGTATAGTATGACTCGAGAAAAAAATCAGTCGTCGTCGATCTCCTCTTTGACGACGAGTTTTTTGAACTTTTGTTTTTGTTCAGAGTAGCCTTTGGGTTCTTCGTCCTCCTCCTCGTCGTCCTCGTCTTCTGTACTCTCTGGAGACTCATCGTCGTCGAGTACCTTGAGTGATGTTCTGTGTGACGAAGACCAACCATCTGGTTCCTCCTCTTCACTGCTCATCTAACTTATTGTAGACAGCATTTTTCAGCATAATTTCCACGGGATTTGAGGGTTGCCATTCATCAAAGTTCTTGACTGCTTTGTTGACCGCGCAAAACGTCTCGTCTCTGCCATCGTATTCTGTGAACGCGTCTTCCTCTCTCTCCTCTTCTGACATTTCAATCATTTCTGCATCGTCGTCGTCGTCATCCCAGTCTTCTGGAAATATTGAGCCTATGTCCTCTCCGACGGTGTACATAACGCAGTACTTGAGCGCGTATTCAAAATCCTTTTCTGTGATGCACTCGCGACCACACGCTTTGACGTATTTCGCGGCGAGAATGACGGTCTTTTCGAGCACGGGAATCAGGATACCAAACATGGCCGATTCGGTGCGGTCCTCGAGAACGTCGTCGCCGCCGAGCCCGGATTGCATCATATACTAATTGTTGTTGAAAAGAACTCGAGCGAAACCCGCGCGGCCGTCAACTCGTAACACGTTGTACGATTTCGCGAGGATTCGAACGTCTCGCCTGTAGTGCGGATTGTTGTGAAGCTTGAAATCAAACACCTGCGATACGATTGGTGTAAAGTTGATCGACCCCGTCGGCGCCGAAATCTCCGGTTGCGTGCAGAATGCGTACGAATAGAAACGCCGAATGAGCTGCGTCTTTTTGTGATGGATTCCCCCCTGGACAGCCTTTAGAAAAGCCGCGCGTCCTGTTTTTTCATTCAAAATCTCGTCCGAATCCAGTTTGATTGATATGGAGTCCACGTTTTCCCAGAGCACGAGTTTGCCGTCGTCCGTGTATTTGCCATACTCAGTCCCTGCGTCGTCGCGGATGTTATCGTAATCGTGTGGCGCGCAATAGTTGAGCAGACCTTTCTTGTCTTCGCGCTGAACGATGAAGAACAATTCCTTCACTGGGTTCACAAACTGTGTTCGAAACCTCCCCGACGTCTGACCGGAATCAACGGTAAAGTTTGCCTCTTGGATTTGCGTAATGATGTAATCCGTGACACTGTTTTTCAGTCTTATGACGTCCGCCTCGTCGACAAAGACAATCTCTGCGTCGAGCGTGAGCGACTCGATCTGGAGGCCCTCGGGTTTCGGTGGTCGAGCGGCCCAGTCGATGAACTGGTTCGAGGACACTACGAGACGGTCAATATCCCGCAGTTTCACGATGATATCGATCTCCTGCTCCTTCAAAGCCGCCAAAGGAATTGCCAGCGTCGGTTCACGGTAAAACCAAAAGGGGACGTCCACGTAAAATTCCGTTGACTCACCCGCTCGCCCGAGATGGCCCTGAATCGACTTGTGCTGTGCCCAGAGACTCGCTATACGCGTGGGGAATTTGCCGACGAGGTGTTTGAGTGTGTGCTGATGCGTTTGCGTCACCTCGTGTTCGCTGTGAATCGCCAGATAGTCGCTCGAGAGTCGTTGAATGGGAACCTCCCCGATCTGGATCTCGACGTACTCCACGAGCGCGTGCGCCACGCTATCGATCCATCCGGTCGCGTATTGCGTTCCTCCGTCTGGAATACGATTGGGTAGCGGTGGGAGCTTGAGTTTGAGTGACACGCACGACAAAAAGTGGCCCTGATCTTGTCGAATCCGAAACCTCATGATGGAACCAAACTCTGGCGTTGACAGTGGGTCGATTTCGATCGTTTCCCGAGCAAAGTTACTCGTCTTTTGGAACACGCGATTGAAATAACTGAATTCCGGGTCGTCAACGAAGAACTTATCCCTGAGACCGGTCGTCGCGAGTTGAACGCGACCAGCCATCTATTATACCGCCCTAAAAAATTAAGCCAGCGATTCCTGCGTCGTATACGAGTGTGTTGTACGAGACGGCATACACTCGAACCCTATTGTCGTGGCCGGTATACGCACCAGAAATGCTCGGCGCTGTCGAACTTATTCGCGTGCTCCGCTGTTCAATCTCGACGTCGAGCGCTTTGTGTGCGATGCGCGAGAAATTGACTTGTCCAGTGGGCGCCGCGCTCTGTGGCTTGATCGCCCATGAAAACATCGCAAACTCACCCTGAATCTCGTGATCGAAAACGGTGTCCGAATCTGTGCCGTCTATCGGCCCGACCTCCGTCGTCGATACTTTCAAGTAGTTGTTTGGACAGTTCACGTGGTGTCTCAACGCTTGCGCGTACGTCAGGTACTTATTCTCCTGTTTGAAAACGACCGCGCCGTTGAATCGAAGCTCGGCGTGTAAGATTTTGTTGTAGTTGTTTGGAAGGTTTTTCTCCTTTGCGTAATCGCTCTGAGATACTAGAAACATCTCGCGTACCGGTCCTTTGAATCCCAAGAGCACAGTTTTCTTCGTTTCGCCGTATGGGAGGATAAACTCTGAGACTTGGACTTGTGTGATGACGTGCTCTAGGCGTTTGGTCATAATGTATGCCTTTTCTTCATCGCTCAAGAAGACGAATTCCGTGTCGAGTGAAATGTTTGCGATACTCGCCGATGCGTCGACCATGTTGCCATCGACATTTGCCTGTACGCCACCCATGAAGAGCATTTCAGATATCGGTCGAAGCTTGATGCGAATCGTTACTTTTTGGCTCGTAAGCGCCGCCACGGGTAGCGCCAGGTGACTTTTGCCCTCGAACCAGAATGGGAGCGTGAGATAATACGTCCATTTCCCCGAATAGGACAGAATGTTCCCGTGGCCTGTCATGAAATAGACAGATTGGTCGAGATCGTCTTGCGCGTACGATAGCTGCTGGTTCATGTAAATGAATTCACCGTTAAGTCTCGAGATCAATTGGTCGCCAATCAGGAGATCACAATGCTCGATGAGGTGTGTCATCGCCGATGGTGGGTAGTAGTTGTCGTTTCGACCCACGTTATCAGGGTTTGGGTCAGGCAAAGTTATCTTGAGCGTCATGGAGCGGATGAGATCACCGGCATCGCGCGGAATGTCACAAATGATTTCTTCGCCAAAGTCGACGCGACTCCCTCTGAATGGCGTTTCGACAGTTTCGATTGCAAATCTCGTGTGCCTCTTGAACCTTTTGAGAAAGTGCGAATACTGTGGAGTCGCCGTGATCCACTGGTCGAGTGCACCGACGGTGGCGAGCTGAAGCGGTGGCATGCTCGCTCTCTAGTGTAAGTGTGTAAAATTTTCATCAGAAAAAGGTGGCACTATCTCAGAAGCCATGGCGTCCATGAACCTTCAACTTAAAAAGTTCGACCCGTCGAAGATGGCGGACGACGCCGTCTCTGTGTTCATCGCGAAACGGCGTAGCGGGAAGAGCGTCCTCATGAAGGATGTCATGTACCACAAACGCCACGCGCTGAGCGCGGGAATCGTTCTATCAGGAACTGAAGAAGGCAACGGGTGGTATTCGAATCCCAAAACTGGATTTGTTCCCAACCTCTTCGTGTATAATGACATGGACTTGGAAGCCATCG